AAGATATTGGTCAATTTAAAAGTATTGATTAGTTGAGAGCAAAATTACAAGACACTCAAGCCCCAGAACTTACTGCCCGTCAAAAAGAGAGACAAATGAGGAAAGCATACAAGGATGCTGAACTTATTTGGCAAAATGATGAGTGGTCTGTTTGGTATCCACAAAACTGGGACGCGGCTTGTACATTGGGCAAAGGCACAAGTTGGTGTACGGCAGATTCGAGAAACCCCAGATACTATGTGGAATATGTATATGGATTTTAGGGAGTAGACATTATCCCTCTTAATGAACTTAATCGGCTAATCTATGATTAGGATAGTCTAATGGACTTTGTAGAGATTTTGAGAGATGAGGTTCTTGAAGACGTCCCAAGAGATATTATTGGGGATGAGGAAACTCCTATTGAAGAGTCTATCAGCAATTTATAGAGATTTATTGCATAGAAGTATTCTAAAGATTGTGCAATTATATGGGATGACAGTATATTTTTGGTCAATCCCCACGATAAGCTCCCCTATTCACAGTGCGAGTACCCATTGTTTGTCTTTATAAACAAAAATGATAATTCTGAAAAGTACCAATTATATGTGGGCTATATGTATGAATCATTGCAAAATTCAAATGTGGATGAATGGTCTTTTGCTAACAAAAATGACACTATGCTTGACTTTAGTGATTTTGCTTGGAATGATAAATCTTTTGCAGATTTTGCAGAATAGATATTAGGTATTCCTCCACAAGACTATTTGCCAAGCACCCCTCCTTGGGCTGATGAGTATGATGACGTAGAAGAATTTAGGTGGAGATTGGAATACTACAACAAAGAAACTGGTGTTATTAAAGAAGAGACAGTTCACGGTACTGAACATTATATTGATGCATATATGGATAAGCTGAGAGCAGAAGGTTGGACAATAACCAAGTGTGAGCAACTTTAAAGAGGAATTAAAAAATGATTAATGTCCAAGATGAATTAGATAGATTATCTCCAAAAGAAAAAGAAGAAGCATTAAAGATATTGCAAGAGTATGCCACAACTGGCAAGAGTGCAACAATGGACAAATTGTTGTATGAGGACTATGTAGAAGTACCAGTTGACATTCATACTTTTTTACACGAAGAGCAATATCTTGGAGCCGCTTTATATGACAAAGAGGGGAGATTTACATTATATCCATTTTGGGAAGAAACATTAAAGCAAGTGTTCCCGACAAACATTGATACAGATTATCATACCGCAGTATTGACTGGTGGTATTGGTATTGGTAAGAGTACAATAATGGTTATAGGGATGATATATGCTCTATATAGAATGCTTTGCTTGAAAGACCCACAAATACATTATGGACTCCAAAATAATGAATTGATTTCTTTTGTCTTTGTAAGTATGACATTGAGGGATGCCAAAGGTGTTGCGTGGGCAAAGTTTCATAATTACATTTTGTAGTCAAGCTGGTTTATGAAGCACGGTACTATATCAAAGAGTACACTGTTGCCAACTTGGAAGCCAAATAATCCTTCAATTGAAATCTATGCGGCTTCAACTCCTGGGATGCTGTAGGGTCGCGCGATTTTTTCTATCGGAATCGACGAGGTTAACTTTACTGCTACGAGTATAGATATCAACAAGTAGAAGGCAAGGGCTAAAAAACTTGTTACAGAGGCGGCAAACCGACTGCAATCAAGATTTATGAAAGGCACAAAGAACCCTACTACTTTGTGGCTTGCATCTTCAAAAGCAAGTGACCAATCATATCTTGATGAATTTATTGAGCAAAAAAAACAAATAGATAGCAAGACAACATTGGTGATTGACCAACCGCAATGGGTAGTTAGGACAGATAAAGATAGCCCGATTAAATTCCCAGTGGCAATTGGTAATAAGTTTATGGAGAACTGCTTATTGCCCAAAAATGCCAGTGAAGAATTGATACAATCTTATATACAAAAGGGTTATAGGATTTTGAATGTGCCAATTGGATATTGGGAGAGTTTTAATCAAGACCTTGATGGTGCTTTGAGGGATATAGCTGGTGTTTCTGTCGGGCCGAGTTCATCTTTTATTTCTGGCGCAAGATTAAATGCTTGTGTAATAGAAGGGTTAAATAACCCATTTACCAAAGAAATCATTGAAGTCGGAGATGACCCAAATGATTTACAGCAATACTACAACTTTTTTAATTTGGAATCTATACCCAAAGATAAAATGCAGAAACCTCTATATATACATATCGACCCCTCTTTGAGTGGGGATAAAACTGGTATTGCTGGCGTTTGGATTATTGGCAAAAAGGCTGGGCAAAACGGAGAGAGCGGGAGAGATTTACAATTTCAACTTGCATTTTCAGTTTCAGTCAAAGCACCAAGAGGGCATCAAGTAAGTTTTGAAAAGACAAGAAACTTCATTAGATGGCTTCGACAAGTTGGGTTTAACATTCGAGCCATATCTGCTGATACATTTTAGAGTGCCTCTACTTTGCAACAATTATAGGCAGAGGGATTTAACACTAAAATCATTTCTGTTGATAGAGTGAAAGATAGACAGTGTGAGCCGTATGAGTTTTTTAAAAATGTATTATACGAGCAGAGAATTTATCTTTACAAGACTCAATTATTGAGAGATGAAATTATAGGTCTTCAAAAAGATAATGCCACTGGAAAAGTTGACCATAGCCCACTTGGTATTAACTCAAAAGACCAATCCGATGCTGTGTGTGGTGCAACATTTTCGGCTTCTCAACACGGAGAGGAATATGCTTTTGACTATGGAGAAAGCATTGACACAATGTTAGAAGCCTCTGCTGATAAAGACGACAAAGATATGTTCACTCAATTACCAACTGATTACTATCTTAAAGAAGTTGACAAAACAGAGAAGAGTATTTTTATGGACTTTGGTAATGGTTTGCCACAGACACCAGATATGACAGTTATGTATGCCAACCAAGGCATTTTAATAATTTGACATAACATAAAAAATATTATATAAAAATTATGTAAATGGTCTTATTAAAAGGAGATTATTATGGAGATATATTGCAAAGGATATTTAGACAAAGGATGGGTCAATATAGATGCCGACACTAAAAAGAGGTTTGTAGTTGTAGAATTGTATTGCGACAGCGAGCCTTCTTCTTTAGAAATCGACCCAGCAGATGTGACTGGACTTCCCAAACTGTGCGACCTTGAAGATATGCAATTTGCACCCGGAAGTTCATTAATTGCAGTAAGTGACAGCAAGATTTATCTTTGTGGCACTAATGGCACATTTGTAGAGTTTGGAGGTTAATTATGAAAATTAAAGAAAGCAAGAGCATTATTATTGAGTCCGACAATGCTCCATTAAAGATTAGTGGAAGAGATGGCCTTAGTGCATATAGAGTTGCTAAGTTCCACGAAAAGGACAATGAGAATATTAAGCACGCAGTCTATCGCACTCCCGGTGGTGCATATTATAACAGATATTATGTAAAAGACATCTATGGTGATGAGGATGAGTTGGGCAACAAGGGGGTTGTCGGCCCGTTCACCAGCGAGGAAGATGCTGTGGCAAGGCTCAAAGATTACAAGAAAGATGTTGTTAAAGAGTCTTATAGGGGCAGAAGAAGAATTAGAGAAAGCAAAGAACTTGACCGCAAGGCATTTGTCTCTCTTGTAAAGCTTGGCAGAAATCCTTATGATGGCTACTCTATTCTCAATGATGGCTATTTTGTTAAGAGAATCTATGCAGAGAGCGATGAGGACGCTATTAGGCAATTTAGAGATTATCTCGCAAGAAAGAATGAGGGGCTTAATAGAAAGAGGAGTATTAAAGAGGAGAGAGAGCCTCGCTTTGTCAACAATAGAAAAAATGCTATTCTTGGTAGAGGCGAAGATGACGGCTTTGATGAGTATGACGAGTTTGACCCAGAAGAGTACGGTATTTATAAGACTCGCAAGAGAGCTCAACAAGTTAGAGACACTTCTCCTTGGTATCATTCTGACGATGTCATTGTAAAGGTCGATGGCGGCTATAAAATTATGTCTCCAAGCGACTATCAAGTTCGGAAAAAGCAACGCTAATACAAACTAATAAAGGAAGAGACAAAAGATGGCTGATGTAGTAAAAATTAAAAAAGACGATGATATATATGCTAAAAAAATAAATCCAGTGCCAAGACCAGAAAAGAATATTGGCATTGATACTAATAATCGCTTTCAAGATGATATTGCAGAAGCCGTCATTTCTTCCGAGATAGATATGGGGTAGATTGAAAAATTTACCACAATCTCACAAGGCAGAGATACGCTATATGCACAAATTGATAGTATGTGTGAAGATAGCACTATCTCTGCTGTATTAGAAGATTATGCACAAGACTCCACTGAGTACAACTCTGTTGGTCACGTTATGTGGGCAGAGGGAGACGATGTAGATGTTGCAAACTATGTCAACTTTCTCCTCGATAGTCTTAATGTTGACAAGCACGCTTTTAGATGGGCATATTGCTTGTGCAAATATGGAGATGTATATTTAAGGCTTGTTCACGAAAGTGAATACAAGGGTGATATATTTGACAAGGACGACTTAAAAGCAAGGCAATCCTTACAAGAGAGCGCGAAGTTAGTTGCTTACTCAAAGAGAGACAAATATGCCTTATATGCAGAAATGCAACCAAACCCAGCAGAGATATTTGAGTTGACACAATATGACAAGACAAGTGGTTATATTAGGACTCACATAACTCCAACAGATTACGGCAACACTGCTAATTCCTCTGGCTGGTATGACCCAACAAGACAAATTGGTCTATATAGATTTAATCTCGACAAGGATGTTGAATTATTTGCGGCAACAGAATTTGTTCACGGCTGTCTGCAAAGTGGTGTTTCAAGGTATCAAGAAAAGGTTGATTTGTATACTCTTGATGATAGAGACAATGAGACTACAAACTACTCATATTCCGTTAAAAAGGGACAGTCGGCACTGTATGATATTTACAAGACTTGGAGAGAGTTGTCCTTGTTAGAGAGTTCAATCCTCTTAGCAAGATTAACCCAAAGTGCATTAACAAGGGTTATACAAGTAGAAGTGCCAGATATGCCAAAAGAGCAAGTTGCTCAAAAGTTGGCTCAAATCAAGCAAATGCTTGAACAAAAATCTGCACTTAATACCAACTTGTCATACAGTGAATACACAAACCCCGGCCCGATTGTTAATAACATTTACATTCCAACAAGGAATGGGGCCGGAGCAATTACATCTAACACTATTGGCGGAGATTTTGACCCGAAGCAATTAACAGACCTCGAATATTACAGAGACAAGTTATTTGGTGCATTAAGAGTACCAAAGCAGTTATATGGCTACACTGGTGACAGTGCTGGTTTTGATGCTGGCAAGTCTATTGCAGAGATGTCTGCAAAGTATGCCAAGTTCATTAAAAAGGTTCAAAACACTCTTATCCAAATGGTAACTGATTTGGTCAATATCATTTTGCTTGATAGGGGACTTGACAGTTATGTTAATAAGTTCCAATTAAGGATGACTCCTCCTGCTTCGACAGAGGAAACTAATAGGGCAGAGATTTTGGAGACCAAAGTTAGAAATGTTGAGACCATTATGAATGTAGTTGGTCTTGAAGACGAGGTTGCCAAGTTAAAGATTATGAAAGCCCTCTTGTCTAATGTTATTGAAAATCAAGATGTTATGGACATTGTACAAGAGCAGATTGAAGAGTTAGAGCAAAAGAGAGATGCTGGTGAACTCGGAGAAGAAGAGGGCGGTTTTGGAGAAGATGAGTTTGGTGGTGGTGGAGACTTTGGAAGCAGCGACTTCGGAGACCTCGACACAAGTGAGGGCTCACCACTGAATGATATGGATGTTGAGTTGCCAGAAGTTCCTGCCGAAGTGGCGGAGACAGCCGCAGAAGAGCAAGTCCTTTTTGATGACAAGGGCGGAGAGCTTTTGGTCGAAAAGAAGCCAGAAGATGATGATGATAAACTCCCAAGTGCATCTGATTTAGGACTTGATTTGGTAAATATGTAAAAAAGTAAGGGGCAAGAATTGTTATGTTTCAAATTACAGATGAACAAATAATATATTTGTCAAGGGGTGATTCTTGCTCCTTTACATTGTGTATATTGAATGGAAATAAATTATTCCACGAATATTACAAAGTAGAAGCTGGCGACAAAATATATTTTGCTATTATGGAGCCAAATCAAAAGTTTGAAAATGCCATTGTCAAAAAAGTATTCACACACGAAGATGTTGACGAAGACGGCAATGTAGAGATAAAAATACTGCCCAAGGATACAGAACATTTAAAAGAGGGCACATATTATTACACCATTAAATACACCTCTAATGAAGATAGTGAAGTTGAAACAGTGGTTGAAAAGACAAAATTCTTTATAGTATAAGGAGGAAGTACAATGGTTGAATTATATGGTGTTTTAAACAAAACACTTACTCCGATTAAATATACTGGTGCAACAACTGATACTGCACAAGTTAATATAGACCAAGAAAAGAAAACCATTTCTGTGGACGTTTTAAATCATAGCGATGATGACATAGTCTTTGTTAAATTTTATATAGATGATGGTAGTGATGAGATAGTTTGCAATAAGACTTATGAGCAACTTGGGGCTGATGCTCATTATATGACCAAGCAAATTTATGCTTGTTTAATCAAAGAGTATTCAGTAACTAAGTTGCCTCCGACGGCTTATAATATGTTGTCTGTATCATATACTACACACGAAGGCAAGGATGGATTAGAGTTTATTTTTGCATAGAATTTATATATAGACATTAAATTGTTTTACCCGAGTGATGGGTCAAACATTGTGATTGTGAGTTAAAAAAATATTTTTATAAAGGGTGGAATAATGAGATGAGTGACACAGTTTTGATTGCACTAATCGCTGTGATACCGTCTGTTATAGCCGCAATAACAACAGTAGTCACTACTTTGGCTAGCAATGGGAAAAAGGAGAGGAAAGATATTCAAGGTCAAATAAAAGACTCAAACGAAAAAATCGCAAAGAGGATTGATGATGTTGAAGACGAACTCAAAAATTGCATTGTTGAAGTAGACGCAAATCTGCAAAATCATATTGAGATTGACAGAAAGATATCTATGGTGTTATTAAGGCATAACATAGACCAGATGTATGACAAGTTTATGGAAAGGGGTTATATAACCTTTAAAGAGATGGAAGAAGTCGAAGAGACTTATCAAGCGTATGCTTCTCAAGGTGGGAATCACATTGGGGAAGAGAAGTATAAGGCTATTAAAAGGTTACCCAGAAAAGAAGACGACTAACTTGTAATAACAGGAGAAAAGATTAAATGATAACTGATGATGATTGCTTGCTGATGCTTAACACAATAAAAGAGAAGGGTATTGATACCACAAAAATCGAAGAAGAATTGACTTCTCGTGGCCCGACTAAAAAGGTCATTAAGTTTATTCGTGACAATGATGATTTAGACATCTACAACTTTTATAAGAAGTTGAGAAAGTCTTATAATGACAAGAGGTCTAAATTGTATGTCAACATTGTCAAGGAAGATTTTTCTGATGTTGACAATATACCCACTACAATGGCAAGTTATGTTTTACAATCTCTTTTGTACTCTAAACAAGCAAATGATGAGACTATGTTTTTAGAGCAGTCACGATACAATGATTGTTGTGAGTGCTTGTTGGAGTATGGCAAGAGTGGGGACTTAGTGCCCTGTATTAGACTGCTTCAAATCATCAAGCAAGAGATTAAGGCTCTCGAAGAAATAGAATAATTTAAATTTTTTCAAAATTTCTCGAAAAACTGAAAAAAAGTGCTTGACAAGATAAATTAAATAATGTATAATACTCTCAGGTGGTAAGGAAGCCACTTAAAAAATCACTTGGGAGGAAGTACCAATGAAAGACAGTAAGCACTACAATGGAGACAGACAGTTAAGAGAGACCATTATTAGAGCCATCGGCTATGGACACACCATTAAGTCCAAGTTGGTTGACAGAGGTCACAAGAATGGCCCCGAGATTCACGAGGTTAGTGACACTGGCATCATCACTATTTACAATGCCGCCACTCGCAAGATGGTTACAAGGCTTATTGCAAGACCGGCTCAAATTGTAAGATATTTTGAGCGTGGAGAGAGAATCCCTGAGGAAACAATGGCAAAGGCAAGACACCACGAAGCAATGAAGTGGAATGAGGCATAAGGAGGACTTAAAGATGGACTGGAAAGAATTAGCAAAAACTTGCTGGAATGAGGTTGCAGGTATACTGTATAATCTTGATTATCTCACTGCGAGAGACAACAAAAGTTGCCATATGGAATTTGATATTGTTGGAGATTGGAAGCACGCCCACGCTCATTTTATGCAGTGGCTTGAAGACTTTTGTCAGAAGAACAATATTAAGTACAAGATAGATGGTTGCCGAGTTGTCGGAGATGATGACGATGCTGATGATGCTTTTAGAGCAGTTTATCAAATTACAATGAGCATATAAAGGAGATAAGGAAAAATGTTTAAAGCTTGGATTGGAAATCTTGGAAAATATAATGAGGGAGAACTTGTTGGAGAGTGGCTCGAATTCCCTTGTGATGAGGAAGAGTTTGAAGCTTGCTTGAAGAGAATTGGCATTGGCTCTACCGATGAGTTTGGTGACCCCTACGAAGAATATTTTGTAGCAGATTATGATAGCGACTTTGGCTATGGAGAGCTTGGAGAATATCCCTCTTATGAAGAACTCAATGAGTTTGGAGAGAAGTGCGAGGAACTTGAAGAACTTGACAACACCTATGGTGATGGCTTTGCCCACTCTTTAATCAAAGAGGTTGGTGACATTGATGAGGTTCTTGACAATGCAGATGACCTAATTGTTTTTGAGGGAGACTCTGACAGTGATATCGGCTATTATTGGGTAGATGCCGTTGGTGGTGTAGAAGGGCTTGGCAAAGATACTCTCGAAAGGTATTTTGATTATGAAGCGCTTGGCAGAGACCTTGGTTTTGATGAGTATGAAAACAATGACTATGACCCAGATGACCCAGACTCTGAAGAGTATATCACAGCAGGAGAATGTTGGTGTGGAGATGCCAATGCAAGTGACTATGATATTGGCGAGGCATTTGTTGATGCAGTTGGTTTTGATGGAGTAAGTAACCCAGAGGCATATTTCGATTATGATGCTTATGGAAGAGATATTAGACTTGAGGGTAACTACTACAATGTTGAAGATGATGACTACACTTATTATTGGGTAGAAATTCCATACTAATTTGACTTTTTATTTAAGCATATTATAATATAATAATGAAAAGGCATTGTACCAACCCTACAATGCCTAATAGTGTTGTAAAAAGATTAGTGTTGTTTAGAGATAATTTAAAATTGAAAACAACAATGGCATTAGGAGAGGCGAGAAGCAATGCTGGAAAAATTAAAAGAGGGCTTGTTATTTGAGCCTTTAACAGAGGAAGAGAAATAGAGGAGAGGCATTCTTGGAAGACTTTACGGCCCGATTGCCAGTTTTAAGGTTGGCACGAGAAACGGGCGTTTCTATAATGAAGATTTGTGGGAAAAAGTTTTCGAGAATGATATTGTTAAAGAACTTCTTGCATAGGGTGGAATACCCGGTGAATTAGACCACCCGACTACGCGCGAGGAAACCGATAGCACAAAAATAGCAGTTATGATGCCCGAAGCGCCCAAAAAGGATAAGCAAGGACATCTTGTCGGCTATTTTGATATTATAGATACTCCTTGTGGCAAAATTGCCGCCGCCCTCGCCAAATATGGTTTTAGATTTGGTGTGTCAAGTAGGGGCACTGGAGATGTTATTACAGATGAAAATGGTAATGAGTCTGTCGACCCAAATACCTATGCCTTGAATGCTTGGGATTTAGTTTTAATCCCTGCTTGCGAAGATGCGAGAATGACATTTCAAGAAAGTTATAATCCAAATACAAGCAAACTCAAAACTGAATTATTTAATGACATAAACAATGCAAGTGAGAGCGACAGAGAAATAATGATGGAAACTCTCGATAATCTTGACGTTGATTATACACCTGCTTGGGTGGCTGGCAAGAAAGGCAAGAGTGTATTAGCCGAAAATACCGGAAATTCACAAACGCAAAGATTGCAAAGTCTTCTCAAAGAGAATCGTGAATTAAAGCAACAAGTTAAAGAATTGAATGCAAAATTGTCTGTTGGCTATGCTCAAGGAAATGAAATGCAAACAAATCTTAATGAAGCTTTATCACAAGCGAAAGCAAGTGAAGATAAGGTTGATTCTCTTAATGAGGAAAATAAAGCCCTCAAAGAAGATTTCAAGCAACTCAAAGAGGTACAAAGAAGGCTTGCAGAGCAGAATAGAGATGCAATTGCAGACAAAAAGAAACTGAGTGATTTGTCCACCAAGTTAAATGAGTCATTAGAAGTCAACAAAAAGTTAAATGGAGATATTAATTCCATTAGAGAGAATCTTGAAGTTGCACAAAGGACAATTAAAACTCAAAAGCAAACTTTTGTTGAGCAATTAAATCAAAAGGATGCAAGGATTGCAACCCTCGAAGAGAACATTAAGAATGATGGTGCGATTTACAAAGAAGGAATAGTAAAGGCTAAGAATCTTGTTGAAAAATACAAGAAGATGAGCTCAAGTGCTGTCAATGGCTACATTAGGCTTAAAGCAAATATGATTGGTGTGCCAGAGTCTCAAATTAAATCAAGACTTGGAGAAAGTTATACATTTTCCGATATTGATAAGATTTGTGAAAGTTTAATGCCCACTATCAAACAGAGAAACTCTTTGCCATTTAATTCAAAAGTTATTGGAGCAAAGGTTACATCACAAAAGATAGAGGATAGTACACCACAAAGGCAAGCTGATGTTGTTGACATATTTGGCTATTCTGAATGGTAATCTTTCCACAATAGATGAAATTATAATTATAAAGGAAATTGATATATTATGGCTAAAACTTTATTAGAAGCATATGCTAAGCCAATTGCGATTGCCGAGAGCTACTACGCTTCGAAGCACGATGGCGAGGCTATGGATACCACTAGGAAGCTGGTTCTTGCTTCCTGCTTAAGAAATGTTAACAAGAAGTTACACGAGGCTTTTGGTGTTGCTCAGGCGACGCAGAAGGCTGGCGTTGCTTGGGATGGCACTGGCAACCCGAAGACCGCTCTTGGTGTTGGTTCTTGGGAGAAGTTCACGATGAACCTCGTAAACGCTGCAGTACCCAATCTGATTGCGTTTGACCTTTGCATCGTTGCTCCTATGAAGGACTGGACGGGTTTTGTTACCTATGTTGAGTACCTCAAGGGAACGAACAAGGGTATCTCTCAAGAGGGCGACCTGATTAATGGTGTGTTTGGTCTTGGCCCTGCACAAGGCAAAGAGTTTGATAAGAACTACACTGGCAACATCATCGTTGAGCCGGTTACTGCTACCGCTTCCACGACCTATGCCTTTACGCCTACGCCTTCTGCCGCTGACCCGAACTATGCTCCGATTGATGGCACGTTCACTTTTGTTGATGCCAATGGTGTTGCTTATAAGCAGGGTGCTTCTGCTTCTGACACTGACAAGACCTTTACAGTTGCCGAAGCTTCTGGTGTTTACACCTTAACTTTCGCCGCAGCTCTTCCTGCTGGTGCAAGCAAACTTTCCTACCATTATGACAATATTGTTATCCCGCAGAAGGCTGAGAGTCTTCCTACACTCAATATGGTCATTAAGTCTATCCCGCTGGTTGCGAAAGCCCGTAGGATTGTCATCAACTATGCGCAGATTGCTCAGTTCCAAGCGCAAACTGAATATGGGCTCGATATGAACAAGGCTCTTGCTGAGCAGGCTACTGCTGAGCTCCAGTATGAGATTGACACCGAAATCGTTGAGATGCTCCGTGATGCCGCGAAGGCTAATGGTGCTATTGAGCCTTTCGACCTTGTTGAGCCTATCGGTGTTTCCAAGCAAGACCATTATGCGTCCTTTGTTGACCGCATCGACCTTGCTGACCAGAAGATTTATGACATCACGAGAAAGTTCCAGTGCACCTATATGGTTGCTGGTTCTGGCATTAAGCAGGTTCTTCGTTTCTGCCCAGAGTGGAAGCCTGCGACCACTGCTAATGTTGTTGGCCCGTACTTTGCTGGTACTCTTGGACATCTCAAAGTGTTCATTACTCCTTCGTTTGACCCATATGAGTTCATCTTTGGTGTCAATGGAAGCGACCTTATGACCTCTGCGGCTGTGTATGCTCCTTACCTTGCGGTAGTTCCTACTCAGCTTCTCCAGACTCCCGATGGAGCGACTGCTCAGGGCTTCAGCACTGTTTATGATGCGAAGATTATCAACGCTAATCTGCTTGTTTATGGCACGATTGTTCCGAGAACTTGATAAGACCTTGGCACTAAATAAGTGTTAATTTAATAATTGCGAGGGTGGGGCAAATCCTTGCCCTCGCAATTTTTTCTAATTTGACAAAAATAATTTATATATTATATATTATCAATGAACAAGACTAGAACTTCCTAAAATATTGAATGGAGGAAAACATAAATGATTTATCAAAAGAAAGGTCAAGATAACAAGACTCATCTTTATAAGACTGCTAATGATTGGAATGTTACTTCCAATGATGATGTGCAACTCTCTTATTTAGATGGAGATAATAAAGAGATTGATATTAAAGATTATGTGCTCTATTACAATGGCAATCAACAGGGCAAGCAGACCATTAAGGCTAGTGCAAAAACTTATACAACCCCAGATGATATTGATGTGAATGTCCTTGCTGGCGATGAGGTTATTTTTGGTGAAGACCCATCTGCTAAGGAGAATGAAGAGCCCGCCGCACAAGTTGTAGAGCCAACTCCTAAAAAGAGAACGAGAAAGGCAAAGACAGAAGAGTAATTTAAAAACAAGGTGGTGTTAATTCTTGAATAGAGAGTCGTATATCAATGAGATAAAACTTGCCTTGACGGGGTTTGTCCTTGATAGTGAGATAGATGATGTAGTCTATAATAGAATACTTGATTCTGCTTTTCTTAAAGTGCAAAGATACATTAACACTACCACTTTAATTACTCTCCCATATACTAATTGTATTGACTTGCAAGCATTAAATGTTGATGTGGTCAAAAATGTTTATAGGACATCTGGCTATGGTTATGAAGCCGCCCAAGGAGAAGAAATGACGATGGGAGACCCAGTGTACTTCCAGTATTGGGCTTGGCTTGGTGGTGGTTCAACAGAGGGCATTAACAATTATGCCCACAATCTTGGAGCTTACAACCAATTGTTGCAGATTAGAAACACAACTACAACCGACCTTGCTTGGAAGCAAGACAAGTCACAAAACAAGTTGTATATCAATGTAAGTGGAAATGTTCCAGATAAAATAACTATTGAATATATTCCTATGTATAAAGATATACAAGATGTCACATCTAATTATTGGATTGATGTGCTTGTAAGAATGTCTGTCGCAATAGCCAAGATAACAGTTGGCAGAATTAGAACGAGATATAGCCAAGCTGGTGCCTTATGGCAACAGGATGGTGAAACAATCTTAAACGAGGGTAATACCGAGTTGAAAGAGTTACAAGATTACTTACAAACCAATCACGACTTATTTGTTGCGATGGATTGATATTGAGTGAAAATAGTAAAAGGAGATATAGAAAATGACAAAAGAGTTCGATGAAGTAATGGCTTCCTTTGATAATGTTAATCTTCACGAAGATGTATTCGATGTCGATGAATTTGGGGCAGAGGATTACATTGAGTTTAGAGATGACGATGAAGCCGATAAAGACGAGTTTGTTGATGTCGTTGATGTTGACGCAGAGGATGAGGAAGAGTTAGATGACTCCTATCTTGGTGATGTAGTCCTCTCTTGCGTAGTGTGCCATACCCCGATTTTCAAGAACAAGGACGAGGTGGAAATCGAAGTTAATGAAGACGGAGAAGAGGGCGAGGAGACCATTGCTGATGTTGGTGAAGAGTGCCCAGTTTGTGGTGCTACCAATGGCTTCCACGTTTGTGGTGTTGTAACCCCTTATGTTGAGACCGAAGTTGAGGTTGATGACAAAGAAGAGGGCGAGGAAGAGCCTGAGGACAAGGACACTGATGAGGGCGAGGCTAATGACGAAGAGGAGAAAGAAGTCAATGAGGCTCTCCAGAAAGCCATTAACAAGTTTGCCCTTAACGAGGATGCCGCCGAAGTCAAAATGGATGGAGAAGATGTAACTGTTGAGACCAATGGTGTTACTGTTACGGTCGGCTCTGGTGAAACTGGTGATATGGGCATTGAGCCTATTGAGGATGAGGAAGAGTTTTTCGCAGATGAGACAGAGGGTGATGAAGAGGCTGACGTCGACATTGACGAAATCGGTGAAGATGAAGTCGAGGAAGCCTTTGTTAGAGCGAAGCCTTATTTCAGCAAGTTCAAACTGAAAGAAGCCTATCATCACAATGGCAAAATTGTTGTTGAGGGTCTTGCCAAAACGAAGAGAGGTAAGATTGTCCGTGAGAAGTTTGCTCTTAAGCCTTTGAAGTTAAAGGGCAACAGAGCGGCATTTATGGTAGAGGGCTTTGGAAGCCATAAGGGAGTTGTCGGCAGAGTTGACAATGGTAAACTTGTGGTTGAGTCTTTTGTTGGCAAGAGAGAGCAGAAAAGGCGCTGATAAATAATGAGTGATTACGGCATCTTATTTCACGAAAGTGATATTAAATTACATAGGAAATATTTTGCCGAAATGGTGAAGTTGTGGGGCGTATAGGCAATCTATTATGCCCCCAAAAGCACCTTGCATTACACCACTTATGGCGAGATTGATTCCAATTATTATGAGTCGCAAAAGATAGGTGTTTTGTTTAATGAACACCCAGACCAAAAGACGATGAAGTTAATGGGTTGGGATTATCAACAAGACACATAGGTAGCACTCATAACCGTGCCTTATGATACTCCGCATCTTTAGGTTGGTGCTTTGTTTATGTTTCCTGCCGCAGTTGATGGTGGAGAGCCAAGAATGTTTAGAGTTTCTAAAATGAAAACTTCTATGATTTATCCATCTGGCGTAACTTGCGAGTGTGTTCCAGAGTATAAAGATAATTTCGACAAAGCAGACTTTTCATTTAAGAACAGTGGTGTTAATCTTCTTAGTAGGGAGGAAGACAATATATGAAATATAGATTCAGATTATTAGAAGCCCCCGGAGATGAAAACCCATTTGCTACTCAGCAATAGGCTCAACCACAATCTCAACCGCAAGCCAAGCCACAAAATGATACACCACAAGGCGACCAACAAGACCAACAAGAGCCTACGGACAAGCAACAGAGCGAAACACCCGAAGAGCGTAGCGATGGTGATAAAGTAAATGGAGAAGACAAGTCCCAGTCTACAAGGAATTTAAAGACAAGAATTCTCCAAAAGCCTAAAGAGCAACAGGACTATTATGCTTTTGTTGTTGCTATGTATTTGGCAAAGTTTAGGGAAAAGGAATATAGTGAAGTCATTAAATATCACAATGATTTATATGGCTACACTGCCTCCTTTTATAATGATGCTAAAATCAAATCCTTGCTTGATGCTATGCTTCCAGTCTACTTCAATACATTAAATCTTGAAGCCAAGACAGAAGAAGAAGCAGTTTCCTCTGCATTAGAACAAAGCATTAAAAGATATGGTGCTCTCGCCTTTATGACAAAGTTTGACAACAAACTTAAAAACATCAACAATGTGGACAAGATAGTGTTTGTTATAAAGTGCTACACCGCTCAAAAGATTCCACAAAATGCCTTAAAGAACCCTACTTACAACAAGCAAGTCTTTGATGTATTACAAAACTATGAAAACAATGTTGCTGATTTCTGTTACATTTTCAGTGCTTATACACTTGCATTTAATATGGAAAATAGCAACCCCAATCGTCAATACATTGTAGATGGACATTGGAAGTCAAAAGTTGAAGTTGAAGCCATTTATCAAAAGGGCAAAGAGAAGGACGAAAAATCAAAGGGAGAAAAATCTCCAAATTCTGTGCCAAAGGGATGGTCAGTGGCAGAGAGCAACACTAATGCAATCAACACTGCATACAATTTGATAAATGATGATAATGCAACAGGAGAAGATGGTGTTAAGTTGCGTGCTAGGAATCTGGCATAGTATTTGTTTGGTAGAGACATACAAGAATACAACCGCAACATTAGACTCCAACTTCCCAATGGCTATAAGTGGATGTCCAGAAAGCAGATTGCAAAGGCGTTAAGTGATAATGATTCTTGGAAAGCATTTTATGGTGTTGAGTAATGCAAATACTTTTAGTCAATGATGTAAGATATCAAGAGCCGTTTGTAAGATTTCTTACAAAGATGGTTAAGCAGTAGGTGTTGCTCAATTATAATCCATCCAAGTTCGGGGAGTTTAATGATTGGCTTAAAGCAAACAACATCAAGACAACATCTGATATTGTTGTGAGAAAAAGCCTTGATGCCATTGAGTATCAGGTTATAGACACTCCAAATGAAAAGGGTTATGAAATAGTCATCAATGACAAAAAGACATTAGATGGCACAAGGTATAAAATCATTGACATTATCAATTTTATTGAGAGTGGTAATACAGAGGTAAAAGGACAACCCATTTATAGCGAAGCCTTTGACCTCGTTGAAAGTAAAATAAATTAGTATTATATTTCATTTGAAATGGGGCTAGGAGCAGTTTATGAGTACGTACCTTTATGATAAGGCTATGTTGGATAAGTTAAAGAGGTGGGGAGTTTCAGACAATGCCACTCTTCTTGCTCCCGATGATACCCAAACATTGTATGATATTATTAATAGCAGAAGCAATGATGGCGGTATTGAATTGCCCCTTATCACTCTTAATAGAAAAGGTAATGTAAATATTAGAAATACCAACAAACAGCCATTAAGTATTAATGCCTACACTATGGTAAGGTCAAAAACAAATTCAGCAATACTTAACGCAATACCAATTGAATTGTCTTACCAACTTGATATCTACACAAGAAAAAGAATTTAGGCAGAGGAATATGTTAGAGAGTTAACTTTTAACTTTATTAACTATCCAGAAATAAGGATTTGTGTGCCATATGAGAATCTCAATTATTGGCACAAGAGTATGATATCTTTAAACAATGAAGTGCAAGACAATTCTGCTATTCCAGAGAGGTTGATACACGGACAGTTTACAAGATATACAATGAGTTTAAAAGTAGACGATGCCTACTTATTTGATGTAAGGATTAGAGACACTGTTCAAAAGGTCGAGTGGACAACATACCCAGACCAAAATGTTGATGGTGAATCTATGGTTGTAGAAGCAAAGAAAAATGATTAAATGAGATAGAATAAATTAAAGGAGAGAAAGAAATGCCTAATATTGTTTTAAAAGAGCGAGATATGACAACCATTGCTTATGCAAATGAGACTAATGATGTTGTATTCGTTCCCGGCATTGCAGACACCAACTGGAATGTTTGGATTACAGATATTCCCGGACTCGACATCGCAACAGTCAATCCAAGCGGCACTACTTATGCAGAGGGTGATACTATCCACAAAAAAGCATCTGCAAGTGCACTTCTCAGCGGTGGCCCATCTTTGGCAGTCAACACTTTCGACAAAAAGATGTGGAAAAAGGGAGCGGATGCTTGGGTATTGATGGATTCATATGTTGAGCCAGCCCCGATGAACTTGCCAGTATATGTGACTTCCACTATTGATTTTGCAAGCAGGTTCGGCGGAAAACCTTTTACTTGGAGTGCTAGAAAGTTTGATGCCGCCCCAGAGACTTTGACTACTAATTTTAATGCAGCGAGAATACTTCCTACATTTGCAGAAAATGAACTCCCGGGAAGTGCCTCTGCCCCCCATTATTTCTACAATGATGGAGACCAAGAGGTTTCTTGGATTTATGCAAATGATTTACTTTATGCTGGTATGCCAGTAGTTTTTGAAGATGTCGCAAAGACTTCTCTTGCTGGGGACTCTGGTGACAAACTTAATGTTTACAGAAAGGATGTTCCTAAACTTACTGATTTCTATACGGCAATGGATTCACAGAAAGCTGGCAAGCCAACTGATGTTGATTATGATGGGACTCACGGTGTCTTTGCCAACTATGAACTGCTTGATATTAGTGAGTACAACTTTAAGTATGTAACTTCTGGTGGTTATCCAGTATTCAACCAAGGTACTTTGTCTGGTCAAACATTTACTAAGAGCAACATTGTTGATAATATGCTTGACCTTTGTGCAAATCGTGGCGACTGCTATGCTTTGATTGACCACGCAGATAATGTTATTCGTCCTTGGTATGGTAATAAGAGTTTAAAGTATGCAGTAGACAATTTTGGTTTTGGAGAAAAGGCTAAATATGCTGGTATGTTTACTCCTTGGGCAACATACAACATTGATATGCTCAACTCTGTAAAATTAATGCCAGCTTCATTTGGTTACTTAAGAACTCTTGCCAAAGGTATGATTGCATACAACAACTACTTTGCATTTGCTGGTGTCAATCGTGGTGTTGTTGATGGCATTAGAGAGTTGCACTGTGCAAAGCCTTTGACCAATACTGTTGCCAATGACTTGCAGACCAAAGATGGTTTCTCTATCAACCCAATTACTTATGTAAGACCTTATGGCTTAACGCTTTGGGGCAACAGAACATTACTTGAAGCAAATGGAGATTTAAAGGCTACCAACTTCTTGAACATTAGAAATCTTGTTTGTGAAGTACAAAAGACTGCTTACCAGTCGGCAAAGGTTTGCTTGTTCGAGAATGACAATCTTGGAACTTGGGTCAAGTTTACAAATCCAATTAAGCAATTATTGACCAATATGCAAAATGCTGGTGCATTAGCCGCTTTTGAAGTTGCAAGAGTTCCAGTTGTTGAAAAGGCTGTAATTGCCGCAGAGATTCGCCTCGTCCCGATTTATGCAGTAGAAGAGTTCTGGATTACTGTTACATTGTTAGACAATGGCGAAGTAACCGTAGAAACTGAATAATGAAAGGAGAGGTGACAAATAATGCCGATTATTCTTAACAACAAGCCGGTTTGGAGTGAAAAGAACTTCATTAATACTAATGACACATCGACCGGCCACGTACCAAGCGCATTTAAAGATATTGCCAACCGCTATGATATTTATGAGCCTCAAAGAGAAAATCATTTTGAGTTTGTCCTCAACTTTAACCAGCCCAGATTGTTAATGTGGGATAAGGCAGTAGATGAATCTGTCGGCTCCAATGATTCTAGCAAGTACTTTTATGATGCTGAGGAGATTTTGAGAGTTTCTCTTGACAGTGCTTTCTTACCAGAGATTGGTGTTGACACCATCCAAGTTCAGCGTGGTAACTCCGAGGTTGTCTTTGCTGGCAAGCCTAAGATTAACCACAGTGGCACATTGTCTTTCAATGATTGGATTGGCACAAGGACTTATGATTTACTGCTTGGTTGGTTCCAGATGGTGTACAACCAGCATACCGACAAGGTTGGTCTTGCCCAAGATTATAAGAGAACTGCACACATTTTCCAATACACTCCTACTTGGCAGTTAGTAAGGGCGTGGAAGTTAAATGGTGTGTTCCCTACCGATATCAAGGGCGGAGCACTTTCGTATAGCCAAGGCGGTAATGCTCAAATGAAAGTCGACGCAACTCTGAGTTATGATAACTTTGAGATTGACTATGATACTCTCAATGCGAAGATTAATTCTTATTACGAGCAACCAAGGGCATAATAGCCGCACTTGACACCAAGTGAAATAGGGGAGAACAAGGGACGATAAAGTTCCCTTGTATCTCCCTTTTTATTTGACATTCTTATTATAATAATATATAGTTAAAATAGAAATAGCAGAATTATTTTCTGCACAAGGAGGAATAAAAGATGGCAAGAAAAGATGTAGATGAATATTATAACATTATCAGTGCTCAATATGCTCAACTGTTAGAAGAGTTGGCAGAGTTAGAAAAAGATGAGACTATCCCGGAAGATATTATTGAAGATGTCAAAAGAGATATTGACATTGTCAAGACAAATAGGGATAGATGGGTTTATATGATTTATCTTTTAAATCGACCAGTCAGAAAAAAGAAGGCTGAAAGATACGACAAGATTTATCAAAACAAGGCATTAAATGAAGAACAAACTAATTCAATAGATTATGTGATAGATGAAAACCAAGAAGTGTTAGACAACATTGAGGAGTATTTATAATGAAATTTAGGTTTAGGATTATAGAATCCCTTCTGGAAGCCAAACAAGATATATAGGCTTTTGTAGACAAGTTTGGTCAAGATACTTATGATTTGTTTATCAAGTCAAAAGATAGATTAAAAAATAATAAAATATCTACCGACATTACTTGGCATACTAAAAATACTTCTCCAGAAGAAATGGATAATATGCTTTCTACTCTGCAACAAAAGATGGGGAATAAAGATATGTCCAATGTAGATTTTTCTCAAAAGCAAATACCGGGAGAGTATGAGTATTATGGCAGAATGGGAGGCTATGATGTTTATGAACCACTCGACTATATTTCTTCTATGGCTCTTGGTGTTAATACTGGTTGGTGCACAACTGGTAGATATGGTCACTATGGAGACCCCAATTTTAAGCCAAGCGAGGCAGATGCCCGAAGGCACTTTGAGGACTATACTTCCAAGGGTATTAGATTGATTTATTTATTAAGCCCTAAAACCCATTATGGGGAATATGCCATTGCTGTTTACCCACATACACTTGATGTAGGCAAGAGGATTGCCAATAGTGATGGTATATGGCATCTTAACTCTACAAACTTTGAGCTTTTTAATGCAAGAGATGATAATATATGGGATATAGGTGTTTTGCCTGAACAAGTAGTCGAAGAGGGCGGGTTGGAAATAGATGTAGATGTGTTGGCTGATTTCAAGAATGCAAAAGAGGTAAGTTGTGAAGATGTAAGTGGTATTACTCTTTTGAGTGCCGGAGAAGCAAATGCATTCCCTGCATATATTCGTGGTTAGATTTTTGAAGTTGCGTGGTGGCTTCGTACTCCAGGCGTAATTAGTCCCCCTCCCTCTGTCGCTTTTGTTGGTCGCTTTGGTGGGGGTGTCAATCGCCTCGGAGTCCGAGTGGGGGTAAGTACCTGTGGTGTGCGCCCTGCTTTGATTTTAAATCCAAAATCTTCAAATCTAAATGATGGAGACGTTATTAAAGCCTTTGACCATCGTTGGTATTTTCAAGATAATCTTGCGTTATTAATGGACGAGCCTTTGATTAAGATGCCTTTTAATGCAGATGAATCCAAGGGCAATGATTATGAAACCAGTGATATTAAAAAGTGGCTTGATAATTGGCTTAAAGAGTAGAAAGAAAAATTTGGAGGAGAAAGATAAATAATGGACGATTTTATTAAAAGCCTTGGTATTGACAAAGAAGGACATTTTGATAATGATGAGTATATTATTACTGCAAAAGACCTTATGGAATTAAGCAGTTGGTATAACATACTTACAAGAAGTGAAGACGTTGATGAAAATGAAGACCAAAGCAAAGTGAGTGTTGATTTTGTAGACATTCATTTTAACGGCAACAAATATAATATTGCCTTATTTGGTGATATGGACGAAGATGTGTATGAATTAATAGTACAAAATGTTGAAGAGGAGTAATAAAAGATGAAAGAGATAAATAAGACTAAAGGCATTTTTGCTGACAGGATTAGTGTTGCAGATGAAAAAGACTATGTAAAGTATGTTGTTGATGAATTATCAAATGAAATAAATGAGCGCAAGATTTTGGGTTTATGTGCTCCACAACTTGGTTACTATGCAAGAATTATTTGCATTAAGATTGAAGACCAAATTAAAGAGTTTGTCAACCCAGTTTTGAGAAGAGCGGACAATATAAGTTTTGTTAAAGAAACTTGTCTGTCTCTTGAAAATGATGATGCTTATTTAGTGCCAAGAGCAACTGATATTGATGTTTATTATCAAGATAAAAAGGGCAAGATGCAAGGCTGTACATTAAAAGGGATTGCCGCTACTACATTCTTGCAGTTATACGAAATCCTTGTTGGTGTGTTTATTGATGATTTGTATGAAAAGGTTCCCGAGAACTTTGATACAATGACACAAGAGGAGCAAGCAACATATTTGGAAGAATATGCTAAGAGGCTTGAAACTGCCAACGAGGAAATGGACAAAGACATTAAAGATGACCCCGAATTAAAAGAATTAGACGAAAAGATGCAAGCCTACAAGATATTGTCTTTGGCAGAGTTGAAAGGCAAGACAGATGCCAAGAGCAATCTTAATAGGGCTAAAAGACGGGCGCTACAAAAAATAGTAGATAAGAAGGTCAAGAAAAAATGAATGAGGTTATATTAAGAGGGATTATACATAACATAGAGTTTTCACACAAGATTAAGACTACTGATTTTTACAAGGCTATTGTAGAGATTAATGATGGAGAGAATGTGGATTTTGTCACCATCAAGTTTAAGCAGTAGTATAATACTTATGCAGAGGGAGACTATGTAGAATTAAAAGGCAATCTGCGCAGTTATTCTTACAAGCAAGACGGAAGAAACAAAGTAAACATTTATGTGTTCACTTATTTCGACAAGCCAGAGAAAGAGGGGGATAATGCTTTTGAAATTGATGGCAGAGTGTGCAAGGTTAATGACTTGTATACCACAAAAGGCGGTCAATTGTCTTTGCAGTTTATCCTTGCCAACAATCTTTATGATGAGTCGAGAGGGTTAAAGTTTAACTCTTATCTTCCAGTTGTATGTTGGGGAGAACAAGCAGTTACATTAAATGAGTCATTAAATGTTAATGACCAAATTAAAGTGTGTGGCAAAATGCACTCAAGGACATATACCAAAATTATCGACGGTGTTGAACAAGTTTTTGAGGTATAGGAATTAGTCGCAAGTGATGTAAGAAAAATATAAGGAGATTATTAAGATGACTAAAGAAGAATTTATTGCTGAAACTAATATTGATGAAAGTGCAATCATATTGGAAGACTGGGAAGTTTTTTCCAAAGGCATTATTGGTGTTGATGAGGGCGGAACAAGAATTGTCTATGGCTACTACAAGTTGGCAGATGCTTTGTCAAAGGATTATATGGAGCAAGATGAAAACTTGGCCCAAGAAGATGCAATGACGATGGCTTTTGAGTGGCTCGACTATAACACTTTAAGAAGCCTTGCATATCTCCCAGTAGAGTATAGGCCAATAATTGTTTATGAAGTAGAATAAGTCATACATACAAGAAAAAAACGGCTTGAACTCAATAAGAACCCAAGCCGTCGGCGAGCATCTTGACGATACTCTCAAGTAGCATTGAGAGTATACCACGTTTTTTGCATTTTGTCAAGAGGTTATTTTAAAAAAAAATACTTGACAAAAGTTTTTTAAAGTAGTATAATGTATTTGCAAGGTTGGAAGACCTCGAAAAAAAAATGTAGATAAGAAGGAGAAAAGAATTATGGAGAATGCGTTATCTTTTATCGAAAGAGTATTTAAGTCACTTACAGAAGTCACAATAGCAGACGAGTATGGCGATATTATTTATAATGGGACTGTAAGAGGTCTCCACGCGTGGTCAGCAGATAAGGTTTATGAGGTGCTTATGAACTCGACTGTTGCGTCTGTTGAACTCGGCAATGGAAAAGACGAAGATATCATTATTGAAATTGAAACTAAGACCAAGAAAACTTTTTATCGTTGAGGCAAAGAGGATTTATTATGATTAAACTATATACAATCAATTGCCCCAACTGTAAAGCATTGGAATCAATGCTTGGCAAAAAGGGCATTGAATATGAAAAGATTGAAGACAAAGACGAGATAGTCGCAAAGGGCAGAGAGGTTCATATTTTGTCCGCCCCATTTCTTGAAGTAGATGGAGAGTATTTAAAGTTTGTTGATGCTATGAAGTGGGTTAGCAAGCAATAAAGGAGTAACAAAGATGAATGATATATATGAGATTTATGCCTTTAAAGGGGAAGAGTTTGACTTCTACCAGAATCTGCCCACCATAACTTTTGATGATGCAGAGCAAGTAGATGAGTATCTTGAAGTTGCCGCCACTATGACAGTGAAAGAGGCGTTTGGTGATGACTGGACTTATGACGACTTGTTTGATTGCGAAGCAGAAATCTATGATGATGAGTTTGCCTCTCTTGGTGCTTGTGTATTAGAGCCATTTGACTGTGGAAGAGTGTGGGATGATGTCTATGCTTTTCAAGACAAAGAGGGCATAAATGTTTTCATAGCAAGAAAAGAATATGGAGCATATCAAGTCTGTGTTAATGAAGATGAGTTATCTCTTGATGAAATTGAGATAGTGAAAAAGTTTTTCGATGAACTTGTGGACAAGTATGGCTTAAGGGTGGTTGGGAACCGTAATGCAAATTAAAGAGGAATTAGTAGACAACAAAATATATCTATTTAGAGGAGAGTCAAGAAACTCTGCTCAAAGCAACTATCATCACAAAAATAGAATGCCTTTTAAGAGCAGATACTATTCTTATGAGATTTATGATGGTATATATGCCTTTGGCGATGTTGTCTGCTACGAACTTCTCGATGACAGCAGATTGCTCGACTATGACGATTCTGTCGAGCAATTCTGCGAAGATTATGATTTAATAGATTACGAGAGCCAATATGCTCAAAGGGCTTATGGAGTATCTAGTCTTTCAAGGCTAAAAGAATATGGTGGTAGCATAAAAGTCGATTATCACGATTTGTACCACATTAGACAGCTAATAGCCACAGAGTTTCTCGAAACAAAAATGGCAAATAGATATGACGGTATTGTCTGGTATGAGTGGGATGATGAACCAGAATACCAAGTACAAATTTGGAACAACAACATTGTGAGAAAATTGACTTACCCGCAAGCAAAGAGGTTAATTGCAAGGATGATAGAGTTGCATCCGGAGATAGCAGATGATTTAAAATACATAAGCACTGGCGATGATTTTGATTTTGATGCCAAGTTTATTTTAAAAAAGTAAAAGGAGTTAATAAAATGAGCAAGTATCGTAGATTAAGAGAAGCAGAAGAGGTACAGGTTATTAAATACTATTTCCCTATAACAGTTGAATTAGAAGAAAGAGGTTGGAACTGGGACGAAGATAGTGGCACTTATGAAATTACTTCTTTTCAAGCAAGACAGTATATTGAGGATATTAGAGATGCTTTGGAAAAAGAGCATACTTATGTAACTCCTGAAAGGCTTGGGGAATTTACAAGAATCCCCAAAGTGCAGTCCGTTGAATTTGACATTGGCACAGTTCGTGGAGACTTATGCGGTATTGCAAAAGTGGTAATTCTTGGAGAGCTTACCGATGATGAGGAAGATAAGCTTATTGATTGGATAGAAGGACAGAACTCAGACGGTTTTGGGGAAGGATTTGAACAAAGTCCAATTGAAGTAGATGATGGAGTTATTTATGTCCACTTTTGGGAGCCGCGCGAAGATTACTTTGTTAGAAGAATATAAATAATATAAAGAGAAGAGGATTGATAATTTTTTAAAAAGTCAATTTTTCTTCAAAAATCCTGTTGACAATTTATTTTAAATGTTATATAATAGTTATGGTTGAGAAAATCAGCCAACTACTTGAAAGGAAGTAAATTGAAAATGGGAAGCAAAACTAAAATCGAGAAACTTGCTCTTGAGCAGAGAAGAAAGAGTATGTCTAAGAAAGCCTTTGAAGAACATCAAAAAGCCCAGAGGGTGTGTGTCGGCTTTAATACCGGCACACGCACTCACAAGAGCAAAAAGGATTATAACAGACAAGCAAGCAAACTTGAAGCGAAGAGGGCAATGATTATCTCGATTGGAGATTTGAGGAGACTGAAC